GGATCGAGCACATGCAGCGCGGTGACGACATTGCGATTGTCGCGCTGTTTCAGCACATAGGTGTTGCCTCGGCTCAATTTCGACAGCATCCAGTTTTCCCAGAATTGATTCCGGGTTTGGTAACTGTTCGGGCGCCGAAGTACCGGGCTGAATGCCGGGTTGGTCGTCTCGGACCAGATGCCGTTGGCATCCATCTCGACAAGCTTGACGCGCAGCTTGGCGATGTCGCGCGCGATCAGCGTCTTGCACGCGAAGTCCGCATGGAACGATGCTGCAGTGTCGGTATTGATCGGAAGGTTGCGCTGCCACGCGCCGGGGAACGGCTCGTGTATGACCGGATACCAGCCGCTCGTGCCGTATGGCACAGAACTGAGCGCCTTCTGGCTTTCGCCGGTGAACGGGATCGGCAAGCCGAAGATGCGCATCAAACCTCCGTCACCATCGCGCTCGTATCAGCTATGATCGTGAAGGTTCGGTTGGCGGTCTGGATCACCGGGCCGAAGCGAGAACCGGAGCGGAATTTCAGCCAGCCGGCGCGTGACGGAAGGCGATCAACCGAGACCACCGTTCCCGGTATGACATTGAGCGAAATTTCCCGGGTGTTCTGATCGACAAAGTCGCCAAACGTTACATTGTCATTTGAAATCAGGAACGAGAGCAGGGCAGGCGTCCATCCCGACGGCATCTGACAGAATACTGCATTGCCGGCCGATAGATCGATCGCATTGGAAATAGACTGGCCGGCGGGGATTGTCGCTGTGACGACGATACGTGGCATGGTTCAATCCCCGCCGGTTGTAGCTATTACGTCTTGTGCTCCGTTCTGGGCTTCGGATAAGCAGGCGTCTGGCCTGCCCTCTCCGCGTGCTTGGCCTGCACGTCTTTGGTGTCGTAGCCGAGCGGAACGTTGGCAACGATCGTCTTGGTGATGACGGTCGGCCCGCTGCCGTCCGGCTCCTTTTCGTCGACATGAATGCCGAGCCGGGCGAGATCGTTTTCCTCCTGCGTCGGCGTCGGCTGCGACGAGTCCATTCGCTCCATCGCTTCCTCGTTTGCGATGGCACGCTGCTCGCGCTGCTCCTGCATTGCCTTCACGTCGGGATGGTCTTTTGTCTTGCGAAGTTCCTTAGCCATGTTCATGGCCTCCTGTTGTATGAGAAAAAACAAGCCGCATTGGCGCGGCTTGTTCCGACTATCAATTCCAGGTCATCGTCTGGGTCCAGGCAACGACGCCCGTGCGGCGCATACCCCAGTTGATGTCGAGCAACATACGAACGGCGAGGCAGTCCGTTTGCCACAGCGAGCGCACTGGAGCTGCGACGGTAGCCGGCGAACCAACAGTCGAGATCGCAAGCGGCGTCGTGTCCTCCATGTGGATCGTCGCCTGGTCGGAAATGTCGAACCTCGGGCTGTCCCCGGTGACGCTGACGAAGTCCCCAGCATCGACCAACAGCATCGTATCGGCCGTCACGTTGCTGCTGGAAATAACCGGCATACCCTGCATCGTTCCAGCCGTCAGTTCAGCCTTGAACGGGAATTCGCCGCCGCCCGCAGTGGCAGGAAGCAACGAGGCCGCCAGGATATCGGCCGGGTTCATAATCCACACCGGCGATCGCAGATTGCCGTTGGTGCCCGTGATCAGTGCTCCCGTCAGTCCACGGATATCACCGATCAAAGCGTTGAGGCCGCCGGCCGCCGTTGCCGTCGTGGCGGCAACACCCGCTTTCAAGCCGGCCGGCCGCGTTGTCGTTGCCGCCGTCGCATCGAGCAGGATCGAGTCGATGGCGACCGCAGTATCCTCGACGATGGCCTGCCGGATCAGACCCTCGATCGCGGGCGTACTGTGCTCTGCGATATCGCGCGTCATCGAACTGATGACGCCCATTTTCTTCGGAGTGAAGGTGATCGCCGTGAACGCACCCTGCCGCACAGGGATCGGCGATCCTTGGGCAACGAACGACCCAGCAATCGTCGGTGTGCTCGACCGTGTCGGCATCGACACGATGCCAGCGCGGCCGAAAGTGAATTTCCCGCCTCGCGATGCCAGTGCCGGATAAACCGAATTCGGCATCAGCGCAGCGAAGAACTCCGTGATGGAAGTCGCGACGAGCTGGCTCGCCCAGCCCGACGTCACGGTATCGGCGGGCACAGTCGCCGCGCGCGTGATCACGTTCAGCACCGCCCGCGTCGGTTCGTCGTCGCCATATTCCTGCTTCATCACCTCGTATTGCGATTGCTTGGTAAAATGCCCCTTCACTGCACAGACCAGCGAGCGCCACACGTAATCCTGCGGCGCAACCGGCTTTGGCATCGGTTGCGCGTAGACGGTCAGGCCGCCGCGCGCGAGACTGCCTTCGTGGGTCGTCTCAGCCTTGATCACCGGCTTGGCTTCCGCCGCCTTTGTGGCCTCCAGCCTGCGCAGCCGCACCAGATCCTTGTCGATCGCGTCGACCTCCGCGGCGAGCTTGTCGAACTCGTCGGCCTCGTCCGCACTTGCGGTGCGGTCCTCGTCACGGCTCTGCTTCATCACGGCGTCCATGCGTGCTGCGGACGCCATCCGTTTCGCTTCAAGAGCAGCGAGCTGCTCGGCTGTCGTTTTCATTTTGGTGCCCTCCTGGGCAATCGGTTGAGATCGTCCGGAGGCGCCCGGTGGGTTGGGTTGCACGACATCGGCAGCTTGCTGACCAGACGCGGCCCGCTGCGCGGCGTCGAGATTGCGGATGGTCGTTATTGTCGCCTGTTCATTCGCCGCGATGGTCACGGCCGAGAGCTCGAGCCAAAACCATTTCTTGAAACGAATGCCCTTCGTCGTGGGAATAACTTCGTGCTCAAGCGACTTGAACCCGATCGAGAGACCAGGGACGAGCCCAGCTTTGATCAGTGACCAGGCGCGGTCGATCTCAGCCGTGACGCCCTTGGCAATCTTCGCAACAATCTCGATGCCGCCCTTGCCGACAGTGGCATGCGTCACTTGGCCGATCGGTTCGTCGCTCCGATGCTGCCAAAGCAACGGGATCGGCAAGCTGAATTGCGCGCCCATCGGCTCGACAACATCATTCATGCGGTCAGCCGTTGGCGTTGTCGCCATGCCAGTGATGACGCGCGCGTCCTCATCCACCTTCTTGATTTCAAGAAGGCTGAAAGCCCGGTTGAGCATGATGATTACCTTTATTTGCGCGGTGCCGGGATGACCTTGCCGCTGGCGTCGTACATCGTCCGCGTGCCGTCTGCGTTGTACTCGATGGTGGCGTAATGCTCGCCATTCTTGTCGCGCAGATAAATGCGATTATCCGAGAACGTTGCGGTGCCGAGCGGTTCCTTGGTTGCCTTGTTGTGCAACTGCACGGTTGCGGGCAGTGGTGGGTACTGCGCCGACGCAGTCGCCAGCATGGCGATGCTGAACAGTGCGATGAGCGTTTTCATATTTGCCACAACGCTCCGCATCGTTGGCAATGCTGCACGTCATGTCTGGCTGTTGGTCGCCACGCTCTGCGATGAAACAGGAGGCAGCGCAGTTTGAACAGAACGATCATTTCATCGTCTTGTTGGACGGGAAGAACCACAGCACGCACAGGGCAATGAACAGATAGAGCATGCCGCCTTGGAGCGCGCCCATCAGCCCCTGCGTGAGGTAGTACCAGACGACGCAGAAGCCGCCGCCCATGATCGTGATGATGTCGAGCACGCGGATGTCGAAGAAGCCGCCCCGGTAGTACAGGGTGATGTTGAGAAAGTCCCCGAACCTCTCAGAGGCACTACGGGCGCGGCGAAGGAAATCCGTATAACCAAGACCGCGCCCGCATGACACGACGCTACTTACGCAACGCCGAGTTCTTGCTTCCGCTTACGATTGCGCGCGAAGGCGAGCATTGCTCCGCACGCCGCGATCAGGCCAGGAATGCCCGCGCCCACGATGGGGCCAGGAACTTGCTGCGGCACCAGGAAGAACGAGTCAGGACCGTCGTTCGCGCCGCTGATCCGTGCGTAGAAAATCAGTTGGTCGCCCGCCTGGATGTCGGTGCCAAGGTTGATGTCGAAACCGGACAACGTGTAATCGGGAAATCCGGTACCGTTGTTTGCGTTCGTCAGCAGCGCCCCGCCTGGCTGGAGCAACGAATACTGCGCGAGCACCGTGTGCTGCGTCAGGTTCAGCAGGGCAAATGCCTCCAGTGTCTGCGGAGTCCCGGTGTCGTTGACATCGATGCCGATGGAGAACTGCAGATTAGGATCGCCATTGGCGAGCAGGAACGCCCGCAAGAACGAGCCGTCGTAGGGCAGGCCCACGGTATCGAGGCCGGGATTGGCGCCGCCTGATACGTTTGTGCTGAAGAAGATGATGTCAGAGATATTGCCGCTGTTCTTGTAGTTGGTATAACCGAAGTCGGCTTGCTGTTGTGGCTGATTATCACCGCATATGACGCACGGCGTGTTGAGCGGCTGATTGCCGCCCGGCACCGTCGCATCGAGCGACAGGGTCGTGCCCGTGTTGGTCCAGGTCTGACCGCCGAGAACAACTTGAGCGTAGGCAGGCGCCGACAGCGCACCAAGCATGGCCGCTGTCAGTAAAAGCTTCTTCATTGGGTAGATCTCCTCTGGGTGAAACGATCAGGCGAAGTGCAGGTGATATTCGGGCTTGCGCCCCGGGTTGAGCCCCATCAAATGCGCCGCGTTCGCTAGGGCCATGAACGGGTCGATCTTGCCGTAGCCGGCCTCGTCGCGCGCGATCCGCATCGCAGTCGGCGTCGGAACGACCCGCAGGTTTCCGACACACCAAGCCATCATCTTGCTACCACCGTGTTTGAACGAATAGTCGGCGAGCTTGATCTCGATCGTCTTCACGGCGCCCATCAGGCCAATGCCCTGGCGCACCGCGTCGAGCTTCTCAGCGTCCTGCGTCACACCTATCTCACCGAGGGCATCTACGATTGATCCTATTCCCGCGGCGTCGACACCGACCTGTGCGAGCAGGCCCATCTTCTGCACCTTCTCAACGAGATCGACGACGTATGCGATGTTCAGCGGCTGCGCGACCGATAATGTCTCCGGCTTCATGTAATTGAACTTGGTCAGCGAGCCCTCGCGCTCGAATTGATCATACTGCGCCGCGTTTGCCTTGCGCCGCTCGATCCCGATGTCGCTGATTAGCGCATGCGCCCAGCCGAGCCACCGCTTCGTACCGCGCTCTCTCCCTATCAACGCGACGCCCAACAGGTCATCCAGCCCGCCGCCGTCCACCCCGATCGTGACAACCTCCGACCGCGCCAGGATCTCGTCCAGCGTCAGCCCCGGCTCGATCCCGCGCTCCCACACCTCCGCGCCGGCCCAGCCGTCAGACCGCAAACTCATCCCGATCTGCACATTGAAATGCTGCGACGCGATCAGCGCCAGCGACTGCGCTCCCTCCTCCTCCGCACGCATCACCTCGCGAGCGAGAAAATCCTCGCTGGTCGATCGCCCAAGGTTCGGATTCACCAACGGCCAGTACTTTCGTTCCTTCCAGCCGTTATTCTTCGCCAACCGATCCGGCAGCTCGTACAATACCGGCAGCATCGCCATCTTCACCTTGCCGTCGCGCACCTTCCGCGCCATCTCAAGCTCTGTCGCAAACACACCGGTCGGCGGCTGCTTCGATTGCGTCGTCGTCTGAAACAGAAACCCGTCCGGCCGTTTCGTCAGCGCACCGCGTAGCTCGATGAACACATCTCGAGCATTTCCTCGTTTCGCAAACACATGCGTCTCATCGATCATCGTGCCGACAGCCTTACTGCCCGTGATAACATCCGTGTCTGCCGCCTTGATCGACAATGTCGCGCCGGTCTGCGTGTGTGTGATCCTCCGTATGTGATCCTGCACCTGGCAAAAATCGTGCATAGACTCGTTCAGCCTAATTGTGCCCTTCGCCTGCTTGAACGCAATCGACGCAATCTCAATCGTCGGCGCGATAAACAGGAATTCCGCCTCTGGCCGCTGATTAAGAATAAACGCGGTCAACATCACCGCGCCGCCGTTGCTCGATTTTGCGTTCCCCTTGGGAATTAGCTGGAAGAACTCCTGGATCTTCCTCTCGTGCGTCTTCGGATCGTAACTACCGAACAGGGCCTCAACGATCTTGAAGAACCACGGCCCGCAGGCGTCCTCCATTCGAGGAGTGCCTATCACGTCCGGCAACCGCAACGACTTGAACACATCCAGTGCCAAATCTGCCTCTTTCCGATAAAGCGGCAGTTTCGGAACCAATGACTTGCCGGCCAACAACCTCGCTTCCCAGTCCTTGCACGACGTATCCCACATCAGCTAGTCCGCGCATCCTCGCCGCGATCGTGACGCATCGCGATATCCGCCAACCACGCCATGTTCGCAGTCTTGGCCTTCGCCTTCTGCACTTCCTTCTTGCCTACACGCTGCTCAAACATGCGCGGATGGCAATATGGAGCACACGCCATCGCCATGCGATCTCGCCTAGTCTGATCAGCACCCGGATCTCTCATTACCGCCAACATATACTCAAGCGGCGTCAATCCGTCATTGATCACTGCGATATCGGACGGATTGGCCTCGGTCGCCGGCGGCGTCGGCAAACGCGGCGTGCGCGGCTTCCTAGGCTTCGTTTCTTTTATGCCCTTCGGTCGACCAGGACCGAATGAAGGACGGAATCCACCTCGTGCCATTACCAACTCCTACGTGCAGATAGCGTACAATCGAAACAATTCTACGGATGAG